GATCCTCAAGCGCAACCCCCTCTCCGGCCGCGGGGTCGTGGACCGCGAGGACCGGCGGGGCCGGCTCTACGTGATGTTCGACAGCCCCCTCCAGCTGAACCGCTGGCTGCACCCGGACAGCCTGATGATCGAGACCGAGGCCCGACCCTCATGACCAGCACAGTAGTGGCCGCTGCTGCGCCCAAGCCCAAGCCGCCCAACGCCGGCAAGGGCCGCAAGAAGGGCGTGCCGAACAAGACCACGGCCGCGGTGAAGGACGCGCTGAACGCGGTCTACGCCGACTTGCAGCACGACGCCGGCGGGGCCCACGCCCACTTCAGGGCGTGGGCCCTGGCCAACCCGACCGAGTTCTACAAGCTCTGGGTCAAGATGCTGCCGACGGAGATTTCCGGGCCGGGCGGTGGTCCCGTCCAGATCCACGCCATGGCCGATGCGCTGCTGAACCTACCGCCGGAGCGCAGGGAGCAGATCAGGGCGGCCATTAAGTCCGCCATCAACCCGGCGGACCCCAGCTGATCACATGGCCGACGATGCGGGCCTTGCCGACTGGATCGCGGAAAACCCCGCCGCGGCCTGGCGTGCGCTGAACTGCGCCGACGCTCGCGACAGCCTGACGACCTTCTGCGGGCTGATCGACATCCCCGGCGCGCCGCTGGTCGATGTGGACGACGAGGGCGATGCGGTCGACGTCGCGTTCCGGCCAGTGGAGACGCCGCTTGGCGCTCATCATCGCTTGCTGATCAGCAAGCTCGAGGATGTCGCCGCGGGCCGCCGTCGCCGGCTCATGGTCTTCATGCCGCCCGGCTCGGCGAAGTCCACCTACGCCAGCGTGGTCTTCCCGGCCTGGATGATGGGCCGCCGCAAGCGGCTGAACGTCGGCGTCGCCACCTACGCCACCGACCTCGCCCGCAAGATCGGCCGCCGTGTCCGCTCAATCGTCCGCCAGCCGGCCTATCGCGAAATCTTCGGGACCGGGCTCTCGTCCGAACAGGGCGCCGCCAACGAGTGGGCATTGGAGAACGGCAACGAGTTCATGGGCCAGGGCATCCTGGCGGGCTGGACCGGCAACCGCCTCGACGGCCTGGTGGTGGACGATCCGGTGAAGAACCGGGAGGAGGCCGATTCCCCCGTCGTTCAGGCCAAGACGAAGGCGGAGTTCGACGACAGCCTGAAGTCGCGCCTCAAGCCCAACGGTTGGGTCGTGCTGATCCAGACTCGCTGGAACGACAACGACCTCGCCGGCCAGATCCTGCCTGAGGACTGGGATGGCCAGAGCGGCACGTTCCTCTGCCGCGACGGCCTGGTCTGGGAGGTGCTGTGCATCCCGGCCGAGGCCGAGGCTGACGACCCGCTCGGCCGGCCGCCCGGCGTCATGCTGTGGCCGGAGTGGTTCGGCCTCGACCCGGACTTCTGGACCGCGGCGCGCCAGAACCCGCGCACCTGGTCGGCGCTCTATCAGCAGCGGCCGCAGCCCGCGCAGGGGACCTATTTCCTCAAGCCGTGGTTCGACGGCGGCGAGGTCGAAGGCCGGACGTTCGAGAGCCGCCGCTATGCCCCGGGCGAACTGCTGGCGCGCCTCAACCTTTTCGGGACCAGCGACTATGCGGTGACCGAGGATGGCGGCGACTTCACCGTGCACCGCGTCTGGGGGATCGATCCCGACGGTGACATCTGGCTGCTGCCCGGCGGCTACCGGGCCCAGGCGTCCTCCGATGCATGGGTCGAAGCCCTCATCGACCAGATGGCGCTTCGCCGTCCCATCGCCTGGTTCGGGGAAGCCGGCGTGATCCAGAAGGCGATCGAGCCGATGCTGCTGCGGCGCATGGCGGAGCGGCACGTGAACTGCCGCCTGGTCTGGCTGCCGTCGATCCAGGACAAGCCCACCCGCGCCCGCGGCTTCCAGGGCTATGCGGCCATGGGACGGGTCCATCTGCCGGCGAGCCGCGAGGGCGACGCGGTGCTGGACGAATACGTGCGCTTCCCGGCCGGCAAGCACGACGACGATGTCGATGCCGGCTCCCTGATCGGCCGCGCCCTCGACATGACCCACCCAGCGATCGTCAGGCCTGAGAAGCCGCCGGAGGCCGCCATGCGGGGCATCCATCAGTCCACCTTCGACGAGGCGCTGAAGCGTCAGTGGCGCGACCTGACCGAGGGCGGCGCCTGAGGCTTACGCCCGCCGTAAGCGCCCAGCTCGCCCCCCCACAATCGCGGGCATGGCCGATGCCGCCGCCCAGCCCGCGCCCGACGCCGGCTCCGCCGAGACGCCGGCCGTCCTCGCCGCCCGTTGGATCGCGGAAATCGAGATCGCGGAGAAGGACAAGGACCGCCAGCGCTGGCTCGAGCAGTGCAAGCGCATTCTGAAGGTCTACAAGGCCGACCAGCCACGCCAGACGACGAAGAAGCGGTTCGCGCTCTTCTGGTCGTCGATGCAGACGATCGCGCCGGCGATCTGGGCGCGGACGCCGACGGCGGTGGTGACCCGCCGCTTCAAGGACGCTGATCCGGTCGGCCGGCTTGCCTCCGAAGTCCTGGAGCGCTCCGCCAACTTCGCGCTCGACAGCTGCGACTTCGCCTCCGTGATGCTGGGCTGCCGCGACGAGTACCTGCTGCTCGCCCAGGGCTCAGCCTGGGTCCGCTACGTCCCCACCATGCGCACGGAAGCCGGGGCGGCCGCCTCGGAGGAAGTGACCGATACGCCCGAGTCCTACGAGGTCGTGGACTGGGAAGAGGTCATCCCGGACCGCGTCCACTACGAGGACTTTCTGCACAACCCGGCGCGGAGCTGGGAGGAGGTGCGCTGGGTCGCGCGCCGGGTCTTCATGACCCGCGGGGAGCTCGTGGCGCGCTTCCCGGAGTGCGGCGCCAACGTGCCACTCGACTGGGCGCCGGAGGGCCAGGACGATGCCCCCGACGACCTTAAGAAGGGTGCGGTCTACGAAATCTGGGACCGCATCTCGAAGCGGGCGATCTGGATCTGCAAGACCTATCCCCAGCAGCCGCTGGACGTGCGCTCGGACCCGCTGCGGCTGAAGGGATTCTTCCCCTGCCCGAAGCCGGTCTTCGGCACCTGCGGGCCCGACAGCATCGTGCCGACGCCGGACTTCATCTACTGGGAGGATCAGGCCGGCGAGATCGACAAGCTCACGACGCGCATCGACAAGCTGATCGACGCCCTTCGGGTCCGCGGCTTCTACTCCTCAAAGCACGAAGATGACCTGAACCAGCTCTTCAAGAGCGAGGACAACACCCTCATCCCCGTCGACAGCTGGGCCGCGCTCGGTGACGACGGCGGCCTGAAGGGCATCATCGACTGGTACCCGGTGCAGCAGGTCGCCGAGGTGCTGAAGGCCTGCTTCGACACGCGCCGCCAGCTGATCGACGACGTCTACCAGCTGACCGGCATCTCCGACATCCAACGCGGCGCCACCGACCCGAACGAGACGGCCGCGGCCCAGCAACTCAAGGCCAGCTGGGGTGGCTTGCGGGTGCGCGACCGGCGCAAGGAGCTCGAGCGCTTCTCCCGCGACCTGATCCGCATCATGAGCGAGATCATCGCCTCGCGCTTCGACGCCAAGACGCTGGCAGAGATGACCGGCGTGGACCTGCTACCGAACGCGCAGGCCAAGGCCGCGCTGGGCCAGCAGCTGCAGGCCATGGCGGCCGCCCCGCCCGGCGCCGCGCCGCCGCCTGACCCGGCGCTGGTCATGAAGCTGGGCCAGCCCACCTGGGACGACGTCATGGGCTTGCTGCGCAACCCCGCGCTTCGGGCCTTCCGGATCGATGTCGAGACCGACTCGACGATCGAGCCGAACGAGCAGGTGGAGAAAGCCTCGCGCGTCGAGTTCGTCCAAGCCGTCGGCAAGTATCTCTCCGAGAGCCTGCCGGTGGTCCAGGCGCAGCCGGCGATCCTGCCGGTGATCACCCAGGGCCTGATGTTCCTGGTCCGCGGCTTCCGCGTCGGGCGCGAGATGGAAGACGTCATCGACCGGGCGATGGAGCAGATCCAGCAGGCGGCGCAGAGCGCACCGCCGCCGGGCGCGCAGCAGGACCCCGCCGACATGGCGAAGGCCCAGGCGGCGCAGGCCAGCGCTCAGGCCGCCGTCATCGGCGCCCAGGCCAAGATGCAGGCCAACCAGATCGAGGCCGCCCGGGTGCAGTCCGACCACCAGATCGGCATGGCGCAGGTCGGCGCGGAGAACGCCCGCACGATGGCAGAGGGCCACGCCTCCGCGCGGGCCGACATGCTCGATGCGATCCACAAGGCGGCCGATCGGCGCGCGGCGCGCGAAGCCGTCTCCGAAGCGCCGTTGATCGGCGGCGGCGCTCCATGACGCAGCAGGGCGACCGGCAAGCCAGCGTCCGGGCCGTCACCGGAACCGCCCTGACCTACGAGGGCGACTGGCACGCGCTGTTCGACGCCGCGGGCGTCGCTGCGGGGACGTTTGACGGGCGTCTGCTGGCGTGGATCAACCAGAAGCTCTCGACTTCGTACGCCAACCTTCCGCAGGCCCAGCAGGCGCTCGCTGTGGCGAACGGCGCCGCGAACTTCTCCAGCATGGGGACCTTCAACGCCGGCGGGTTCCCGGCGCCCGACTTCATCATCGCCAGCGACGCCGACTGGCCCACGGTGACGGCCGCCATCATAGCCTCGCCCCTGACCCGCCAGATCGAAGTCGGCGTCATGCCGGGGACGTACACCGCGCCTCTCATCAGCGGCGTGAAGCCCGTGGGTGGCGTGCGCTTCCGCCCGATCTCCGGGCAGCCCGTGCTGGACCAGCTCGCCATCGTCAACAGCGCGCTTCCGAACGCGCCGATCACGCTGGAGAGCCTTGCGCTGGTCAGTTCGTCGTGGTCGGCCACGCCGGCGGCTTGCGTGAGGCTGGGTGGCACGGTCGGCGCGCTGACGGTCCATAACTGCGACATCACGGGCAACTACCGCGGAACCGTGGGCTATCCCTTCGATCCGACCGACATCGGCGGCAACCCGCTGAACAACCGCTATCCCGAACTCGCGTCGATCATGCCCACCGTCACCGGCGGCGTGATCACGGCCCTGACTGTCTCGCGCCAGAACACCGGGGATCTGATGGCGGACGGGACCTACAACCTCGTGTTCACCGGGGGCACCGGCGCGGCCGGCACCATGACTGTATCCGGCGGCGTCATCACCGCCGCCACGCCAACCGCCGGCGGCTCGGGCTACCCCTCCACGGGCCTGGGAACGGTGATCACTTGGGCCGGCCAGCATCGGCTCTACGACTACATGCCGTACGGCATCCAGCGGCTGACCCAAGGGGCCGAGGGCGCGTCGGTGCTGAACGGGCTGATCACCGTGCAGGGCAACCGCTTCAAGCTGCTGCACAACGGCGTGAAGCTGAACGCTTCCACGGTCGGGATCATCATCGACAGCAATGACTACGAGCTGATCTATGAGGACAGCAACTCGATCGGGCCGCCGGATGCGACCACGACAACGTCGCCCTACCTGGTGGTCACCTTCAACCGGACGACGCGATCCTTCGCCCAGGCCGGCGACGCAGGCGACCCGCACTCTGACGCCATTGTCCAGGTGTTCGGACAGGGCGGCGCCCTCACGACGGACTACCTGATCGACATCTACGGCAACGCCTACTGGCACGGGAACGCCCGGGGCGGCTCGCAGGCGATCTTCCTGCGCAACGAGGGCCTCTCCTACGACTTCCGGGCCCGCACGATCGGCGTCGTCGGCAACATCGTCCTGAACCAGGACCTGACGGCCGGCATCTACGTGGACAGCTCCACGTGGCTCCCGGTCTACGGCAACACGATCGCGCGCTGGGACACGAGCAACACGCTCAACGTCAGCTCCGTGGCGATCACCGTCGGAGCCAACGTCGCCAACATTGGGACCTTCGTCGGCGGCAACATCGCCGAAGCCTACGGCGGCACGGGCTCGGCGAACGTGGACAGCACGTCCATTCCAAACGTGACGTTGGGCCTCAACGGGGTGACGATCCCGTACTCGTCGGCGTTCACAAGCCCGAACACCGCGCACTCCGCCATTTCCGACGTTGTCGCCGACTACCTGTCGAAGTCGCCCTACCAGGCCAAAGGGGCGTCGCGCTCGGACGGGATGGTGGACTTCGTCAACCGCACGATCGACCTCAGCAAGGTCCCGACCTGGGCCGTGATCCCCGCACAGACCGGTGTGGCCATCTCGACGCTGACCAATTCAGCCTGGTCGTTCATGGCTGGCGGCCCGGCGAGTTTCACGATCACGCCCGACGCCGGGCTGGAGTTCCAGACGGCGGACGACCTCTCAGGCACGAACGCCTCGGCGTGGTTCTCCACCGCGCAGACTGGGGCGTTCCGAGGGAAGGCCATCCGCGTGCGGCTCACGTCGTCGTCCAGCGGCAACACGGCCATCTCGAAGAACATCACGCTGAACACGACGGCGTGGCCGTTCTCCGTCACCACGGTCTCCACGGCCTATCCGCTCGTCAACAACAGCGGCGCCGCCTACAGCCTTATCTCTGCGGCCCCGGCGTCGGAGGCCAACCGCCAGCGGATGGTCCTGGCGCTGGAGTGGCAGCGCAACAGCACCACGCTCAACAAGGGCATCCTCGGCAGCGGCACCAGCGGGTCCACGTTTCACCTGATGAGCATTACGGGTCCGGTGGATCGCTTCCAGTTCAGCTCAAGCGCCGTGTGCCAGGTGCAGGGCCCGACGACGACGACGAACCTCAACCGGGACATCTTCCTCCTGGACACCACGCAGGCCACGAACACCGACCGCATCGTGTGGCTGCGCAACGGCGTGCGGCAGACCTTCACCGGGACCCCGGTCTATCCGGCCCTGAACGCCGTCTTCAACCCAAGCACCGTGTTCGCCACCATGACCGTCGCGGCCGAGGGGATCAGCGCCGGCTCTCCGGTGAACCTCTACGACGGGAAGATCGCCTTCCTGTTCGTGGATTGGGGCGACAACACCTTCACGATGCCCGACATCAGCACGGCGCAGAAGTGCTTGGACCTCAACGCGGCGTTCGCCTACAGCGCGATCAACACCACGAACGGATCCGGCCCCCTGGGACACCAGCCCAAGCTCTTCTTCCAGAGCGACACGGCCGCGGCGTGGAACTCGGGGCTAGCCGGCAAGGGCACGGCCGCGCTCACCCTCAACAAGCAGGCTGGGACCTACGCCTGATCCGCAGGGCTGCTCCGGTGACCACCAAGCCGGCGAGCGCCAGCGCCCACGCGCCTACGACCATAGTTCGCCGACGGCTGATCGCTCGCGGTTGACTCCGGAGAGATCGACCGGCTCAACTGGGGGTGGGTGATGGGGGGCTACTAATGCAGAAGAAGTGGATCGCCGCGGCAACATTGGGCGCGGCGCTGTGCGTAGGATCACCGGGACTGGCTGCTAACATCATCCTGACGAACGTCGTTCCAGACGCATACGTGACATTCGACTACATCGGGCCGGCGGAGATCGACGGATTCTTCATTTCGGGCGCGCCTGAGCCGACCGTGACGCTTCATCCCGGCGATTCCGTTGAGATCCACAACCTGTTCGAGACGCCAGTCTTCGCCCCTAGACCGCTCTTTGACTATTTCTGGCACAACGACGGGAACACTTACGGCGGAGGTCGCGATCGGCTCTTCAATATCCACTGGGTCATTCAGGACGCGGCAGGGTTCATCACGGGAATGGTCGATTCCTACTCCTTCAGCGGACCGGTCTTCGACACGGC